CGGAGAAAGATTTTTCGTCAGCTGATGCACAATGGCACAAATCATTTCCATATGGGCCAGTTCTTTCGCACATCCAAGATGCAACTAATCCACATTAAATAAGTAATACCTTTTTGATAAAAATAAGATTGATACAATATTCACCCCTCAGAGAGCTAATCTCCGAGGGGGTTTTATTAAATAGATTTAACCGGTTCACGATACAATGGGTTCATCAGTCTCACATGCCATGGTGCATTTTTGCCCCAACTGTAGCACGGCATATCATGCCCAAAGTTATCCTTATAGACCTGCTGAATGATTTTTAACTCGTCTGGATGTGCTAAAGCTGTCACAACTCCATCATGCATCCAATAAACACATCCTTTTCCTTCTACTGTAAACATACACTGCATAGTCTCTTCTCCTTCCTGATCTTCTGTTGCGACTTGATTTCCATTCATCAGTTCGCTGATACGTTTAATAAAATACGTTTTTGTCGCTGTCGCACCACCGTGAATCTCCACTGATCTGTGCGGACAAGCAGTGGCAAACACCTCCTGATGTAACATAATCGTGCTTGCACTTGGTGTAATTCCGTACTGCTTACATTTCTGCGCTGCTAACTGCAATGCTTTTTCTTCGTTCGCCTTAAAGGTATCCAAGTCCCCCATGCTCTGGCAGACCTCTATACTCAAGAAATTGAGATTTCCGTTCAAGTATCCGCAGTGCCAAGCGCAATTTTCGTCATCTTCCGCCTGTAAGATTCCATCGCTGCACACATAATAATGGGCAAATCCGTTTTCCAAGTTTGCGTTTTGTAAGTAATTCCTGTAATACGCTGTCGTAGCATTCTGACCGTCTGCCCCATTATGAATAAAAATACCGACAGGATTTTTACCTCTCCTGCCGGCAATTCCTCTACAAATACTCATTATTTCTCCTCCTGTTCTTCCTCCTGCTCTTCTGCTTCAAATACTTTTTCCAGTTCCTCTGCTGTTGTTCTTCCAAATTCGTTCTGTTCACTCATGTTCTCACCACCTTTTTGCATAATACGCACAATAAAAGAGAGCCTGTTTACAAGCCCTCTTTTCACTATTATAAGATTCCGCCTCCATCAACAGATTTTAAACTGTTGATATTGATAATCTGATAATAGCCCTCTCCGATTGGTCTCATGTAAAAACGCTGCGCATCTGAACCATTTGTATCATAAATATCAATATTTGTATGGTTGTCTACTCCATTTCCAAACACATCCAAACGCTTATTTGTATTGATTTTCGGAGCGAGTTCAAACGCAAAATTCCCTAATATTGAATCATTTACTGGGATTATCTTCCATTTCTGAGCATTTGTTCCATTCCTTTTATAGGCTACAACATTCTGTCCATTCTCATCTTTACCTTCATGTACATCCAAAAACAGACCATTTCCTTTGCACTGCATTTCATAGAATCCATCTGTGTCCTTTATCAGCTTCCACCGCTGATTATCTCCCCCGTTCCATTCATATAAATGTACATTCTTAATTTCTTCCGTTTCTGTGTTGCCTTTATATCTCAAAATACAATCCCACGGGAAATTATAATACCCATGCACACTCGCTTCTTTTCCGCTGCTGTCTCCTGAAACTCCATCGTAATCAGAAGAAAATTCAGCCAGCTGGTTATTACCTACATATAATGCCACATGATTCACTTCATTTAGAAGAATATCTCCTCTGTTCAATGAAGTGCCAACTGACAGTCTTGTCCATCCTCTCGCACAAAGCTCTGCTGCCATATTGCCTGTATATGTAGCTGATCCAGTATCAAATCCAGCATTTCGCAATGCTGTTATGATGGAGCTTGCACAATCGTAATCCTTTGGTCCCCATCCTCCGAGACGATAGCCATATGAATTGTCATTACACATGTTTATCATATTTTGAATGAATTGTTCTAAATTTGCCATAAAATAATACCTCCATAATCTATTCTTTACTTATTTACGAGTTTCTATATTTATACACACATTGGAACCACCCCCCATTCCATAAACATTCATTATTTAGTATTATCGTCTTTATTTACCAACTTATCTGCAACTTCTAATCCTTTGATAAGAACAACTGGCACATTTAATCCAGCTTCTACAAAATTTTCCAAGATCGATCTAATCTCGTTAATAAGCAAGCTTGCAAGTACAAACCATCCAAGTAATGTTGTAACCTGTAAATCTACTCCGATAGTCTTTCCTATTTCTATGAATACTGCACTTGCTCCAAATGCTACCATAATCATCAACCAGTACCCTAATTTCTTTAATACGCCTTTCCATCCTTTAACAGAATTTTCTTTCTTAGCCATTCTGCTCTTCATCCATCCTGTTAGCCAATCAGCAATATTTAAAAGCAAAAATGCTACAAATAAAATCCAATGTTCTCCGAGGATGTACGAGAGAACAGCAACGACCGTTCCTACAATCGCATTATAAACATCAATAATTGGTTCTGCATAATTCATTTTCTTCATATCCTCACTTTCCTTCCTGTATTCAAATTGTTAATTTCCCGTCATTTCCGCATCCTATACAATTTCTACCGCCGGACCATTTGGATCTAATGTATTTGCATCTATCGCATCTGGAATGATCATCTTTCCATGCTCATCAAATCTGTTTAGCAACGTTTTTGCCTGAAATTCTTGTTCTGCAATTAAAATATCTTCTGTTTCTTCCCTTGCTTGTGCCTTTCCAGTCACTGCACACAGAAAAGAAACTCGCATCACTCCGCTGCCGACTTCACTTAATTTCACAAGCACTTGTCCATTCGGTCTCATAGTCGTGGCTATTATAAATGCTCTATTAGCTGTTTCGTCCGCACTTTGTGCCTGGATATACAAACGATCTAACTCATCTGCACCGACTTTATTGTTGGTCAACTCTCCTATTGTAGCTATTGCCAAAAAGTCATTATTCTGCAAATTTATAACCTTTTGCTTTACTGTTATGAATTGTATGGTACTTTCTATTCCTATTTTTGCATTTAATTGATCCAGATTTTTCCATATATTGGAGATATCTGTTCCCAGCTTTTTCCCCACTCTTCCATCCAGTATAGTCCCTTCTTTTTCCGTTGTTGTATTGTTTACAATTTCCGGCTTTTCAATCAGATCATCATATCTTCCGGTTCTTGCAACTTCTTTGAGTGGTGATATATATCTGTCGTAAAAATGCTGTAGTCCTGTCCAACTTAAATATTTCATTTAACCACCCCACTTTACGCGGTAAACAATGAATCAATCTCTGAGTTTGAAATGCTTTCTACAGTAGGAATCTCTGTTTTCAAAGCATAACCTTCCAACTTTTCTTCTACGCCTGTATTAGTTGCCATATCTTCTGTGGCGTTTGTAATCGCCTGTGTTACCTGGGCACCTGTCTGATATCCTTTCCCGCTCAGTTCTGTTTCTGTCACATATTCCGCCGGCACGCCTGTCAGAAATCCGCTGTCGTTTGTCAGCTGGCTTGTTTTTGTCGGGAGCTCTGTTTTCTTCGCATACGCAGTCAAATCGATCTCACGAGTTCCCAGTTTTTCATATTTTCCGTTTACCCATAAATACTCATCGTAGATATTCTGACCGGATCCGCTGTTTGCCACCAGATACAGGATTCCTTTTTCTCCGGTCTGCGGCAAGGATGATACAACCTGTGCATCAAAGCCCTTGATTCCGCTTACAGCCTGTGCGATTTCCTTTGTTACTTCTGTTTTGATCGCATAGGTGGACAGATCCACATTAACCGCCTTACTTCCATCTGGGCTTAATGCCTGTCCGTTCACTTTTACGACTTTGATTGTAACTTCACTGTTTAGACGAGTGTTCACCCATTCCTGTATCTTTGTTTTAAATGTTCCAAGTCCTGTTAAATCTAAAAATTTTGCCATGTTCTTCTCTCTCCTTTTCTTTAAAACAATCCATTAATCTCTTCTTCTGTAATTACTTCATTTCCCGCTCCTGCTTCCAGTTCCCCTATTTTCTGCTCGACGGATTTTCCTTCCGAGAGCTGTACGCTTTCCGCCATACACAGTGGATAATCCCCATTGTTTTTTGTCGATAAGGTGTTGACAATTACTACACCTCCGTCAATACTCTGTGCCATCTCTCAAACCTCCTCCTTATTTTACTGTAACTGCTGTAGATCCAAGTCCTGCGTTTACTGACATCCATACATCATAGTTCTGTTTATATCCGGATGCATTGGTAAATTCTAATGTCTGCACTTTTTTAAATCCACCGTCAAAACCACCGACATTAAATGTAGGCGTACCGAATGAAGCTGGGATCGCATACACGATCTTCTCACCTGCTCCGGCATTTACTGTAAAACTGCGTCCTCTGCCGCCTGCAAGCGCAGAACCCTCTAACGCAAGGATATCCGCATTTGCGAGTGATGCTTTGTTAGTCTTGCCCCAGTATACTTTTGGCTGGAATGCGATTGTCACGGTTCTGGATACAGACGCATCTCTTTCATCTGTAACAGTAAGAACGATATTCGTATTTGCTTTCACTGTCTTTCCTGTGTATGATTTCTTACGGATGCTCTTATCCAGATTTTCGGCAGCTTCGCTTGCAAACTGGATTTTCTGGGTCTTAGGTTCTTTATTTAACGCCCATGCAATATCAGATGCAGTAACTGTCGCACCGATTTCGTTGCTGCTGTTCGTGGCAGTCAGACTGTTGATTGCAATCTTGGTGTACGCCAGGTCATCGATTTTTTTCTTGTACTCATCCGAAAAATCATTGCTGGATAAACCTTTTCCCACCTCCTTCTTTACGTATCTCTCATCATTCTTCTGTACCAGGTGTGCAAGTCCATCCTGATCCAGGTACTTCTTTTCTGCGGCCAGTGCCGCTGCTTTTGTTGCTTTCTTTCTTGGCATTTTCACTCTGCTCCTTTCATAATCTCGTCAATCTCCGAATTGGTGATCGACTCTATCTCCACAGTCCCGCCGCTGTTTGACAGATTTACGGAACTGATTGTATCCTTACCAGACAAAAGCTGCAGTTGATTCCCCTCTAACTGCAGCCCGTCTCCTTTTTGCTTTAACCGCTCCACGATCTGTTCCAGTGCATGTTTATCCGCTGGGGCCTCATAATCTTCTGGCTTTTTTCGTGCTTTTACACTTAACCGAATTTCAAATATGGTCTTTCCTTCTCCCGGAATAGTCTTATATACATATGCCTGGATTGTTCCACTTCTTTTCAGTAATTCATTTGGAATGTCGACTGTGATGTCACCGTCTTCCACTTTCCCAAGTACCACCAATGCACCATTCGTACATTTGTCAGTGAAATGTACTTGTATTTGTTCTTCTTCTACTTCCATTCCGCAGATCTGTAAAACCTGTCCGTAATCCCATTGTGTAAGTTTTCCATCGATATCCACACGCCTGGAACATTCATCAAATACTGCAATTATCATTCTTATGCGCCTCCTCCAAGCGAATCGATATCCGAATTCGGAATCCCCTCTATCCCTGTTACTTCTCCGGAATCACCCCGGGGAATTTCGAAATCAAATACCGCCTCTGTTTCTGTACCCGAATTTTCAACAGACGCCTCTGTTCCTGCCTCCCCGGTCGTAGTAGTTCCGATCCGTATTGTTGCTGCTTTTCCTGCCGGTCCTTCCGGACCCTGAATACGTCCTACATTTTTCCACTGGCCAGATACGTTGTCCCATACATATAGATTTCCATCTACCAGATAGGATTCACCCGCATTTCCTGTTGGATGTTCTCTGTTCAATTCCTCTTCTGTTTTATAGGAGCCCAGTATAGTAACACCCGTTCCATCTTTCCCAGGCTCCCCCTGAATCCCCTTTTCTCCTCTTGGACCAGGATCTCCTTTCTCTCCTTTAGCCCCTGTTGCACCGGATAAATCTACCATGTACTCATATCCAGTTGCGCCCTTTCTATAAACCTTGGCATTATCTGCATCATCCGGGTTACCGGTACTTATCATCACAATCGCATTTTCCGGAAGACCATCGGTTTCAAATCCTGCATTCATCTGTCCTACAGAGGCATAAATTTTTTGCACGTTTAAAGCAATGCTTCCACTTTCTATGGTCCCTGACTGCAGAGAATCAATTTCCATCGTTGTAATTTCAATCGGATCATACTTCTCCAAACGATTCAGTATATCTACAAGCGCCTGATATTCATTGGTTGACTGTATTTCGGATGCAGCCACTAAGTTTTCTCTGACCTCCATCTTCACTTTGAATGATGTGACAGCATTGCTACCATCAATCAAATGTAGCTGGCATTCCGTATTTCCCACTTCTGCAACCATTTGCGGCGTCAAACTGAACAGGACGCAATAATTGCTTATCACGGTTCCTTCTGTGTAAGTTTCTGATCCGCTTGGTTTCTTACAATAAATCCTGGCCTTACTGATTGTCTTTGCCATTCCGGAAATCATACAGCGCAGAAGTCTGCCCGAATCGTACTGTACTGCATAGATTGTTTGCATAATTCCCGGGTTTCTCACGTCAATGTATAAAGTTGTCGTTGTTTCCATATCACACCTTCTTTCTTATCCTGGTATCCACCTAACGAGGTAAACGTCTCCCGGCAACACACCTCCACCGCTTTTGTATCGCAGCACACAGTCCCACGGATAGTTATAGTATCCGGTTGTCCAAATTTCCTTTCCTGTCTGATCACCAGTCTGGCCGCCGGTTGTTCCGCCAAATTCATTTTGGCTGGCCTGCACAACCTGTCCATTTCCAATTCCCATTGCAGTATGGTTTACGATGTTCAGAAGGATATCCCCTCTTTGTACACCGGATCCTGTTGCCAGATTTATCTGCCCTGTCACATCCGTAAAACCGCAATTCAAAAATATTTCCCGCATATTGCCGGTGTAGGTTGCCCCATTGCTTTTTACCGGAACCCCGGCATTTTCCCACGCCTGAATCAATAACGAGGAGCAATCGTAATCCGGTCCCCAGCGGTTTGTCTGATCATATCCGTGGCTATTATCATTTGCAATTTGAATCGCCCAGTTTACCGCAGCTTCTATTTTTTCAGATCCTCCTGCATATTGACTCAGGTAGTTGTACCAATATCTTGCCTGCTGCCGCCTCTCGGCTTCCACTTCTACGCCTGCACGTTCAAAGTTTTTCAAAAATGCAGATGCCAGATATTCCGGTGATTCTCCGCTGACCTTAAACTGATCAAACGACAGCGGATATGCATCGGTTGCAATCCACTGACCAAAAGAAACTGTAACAGAATCTATCCACGTAAGCTGACCGTTTGGATCCGTAATTCCATATCCGTTCGCACCTGCCCAATTTGTATAATTTGTTGCCGGTGTCCACTGTACCAGTCCAAAACCTCCACTATAGTTTCCCTCCTGCAGGCTTTGCCAGATTCCGGGATTGATGTTCGATTCACTTTGCATGTTGCCGCATATCCCAGCAATAGCATTCAGCGACCATCCTTTTTGTTCAAAAAAACTTAGTACTTCTCTTGCATTCCCCTGCATCTGCTCTGTGGTCAGATAAAAGTTTCCTATCGTCCATGACATCAGAAATCACCTTCTTTCGTGATTCCGCCCACAAGAAATCCTTTTTCAAATCTTAGATTTGTCCCATTCGAAAAAACTGCAGTTCCAGTCTTTCCATAAACTCCGGGTCCAACGTTTTCCGCATCTAACAGAACCGCATCCTTCGTGATCCTTAGTAAGTTTTTGCTGTCTTCTTTGTTTCCATCGGTGAATAACAGTGCATTTCCAACATACGTCATACAAAGAACGCCCTCATCCTTTTTGTTTGAAAATGATATTGTTCCGTCCTTTATTGTCACACGCCGATTATCGCTCAAAGAATCGCAGATATATTTCCCTTCTGCGTAAATTCCATCTTTATCCAGTCTGACTATTTCTTTCCCGCTTGCATCCAGCACCCTTGCAATGCCACTATTATTGTCAAATCCTCCGATTTCCAATGTTCCACCTCTGATCCGATCAGCCAGCATTGTTCCTGCTGTGATAAAATCAGCAAAGAATCCCTGTCCTGTTCCAAAGGTGGACCAGTCCCAGTCTCTTCCATCTGCAGTTCTTTTACTGGCAATCTCGAACCCCATTGTACCAAGGCACATTGCTCCAAACGTTTCCGACTCCGGATTCAAATCTTCAAATAAAACAGCGCGTACTTTCTGTTTTTGTGCGATGTCGGACTGCGCCCGAAACTGTGCTTTCACTCCGTTTATGATGCCGTTGACCTGTGCTCCTATCACAGTGCCATCCGGTCGGATTGCACTTTCTATCCGATTTGACATACTTGATACATCCGCAATGAAATTATATTGAAAGTCTCCCAACACAACAGATGCAACCTCTTCATTGATGCAATCCCATTCCAGTTCTATGACACGTGCATCTGTTACAATATCCAGTTTGCTGTGACGACAATGTACCGTGTCTCCGATAGAAACTTCTTCCAGTTCCCGGATATCCGCGTACAATTCCGTATCATGCAGCATAACCATATCAGCGGATATCGTAACCTTCGGCTTGTCAATTCCAGCTTCAAACTGTTCCTCGCATTTTTCTTTTAACGCATTGTTTAGTTCTTCCTGTGTATTGCAGATCACGATTCCGTTCTCTTCGTCATCTTCCGCAGCATCGGCCTTCATCTTCACATCTTCAAATGTGATCACTCCGTATTTTATTGTTGGATATTTATCAAGCAGTGGTGAGTCCACCCATGGTTCATTCCCCTCTATCATGTATCCGTTATATGCCTTTGGTACAATCCTTGTAATGACCTCGCTGGTATCAATCTCTTCCTGCAGCCCGTTTTCCGCAATGTTTTTCCCGTATAAAACCTGCACCCCATGATCGATTCCAACTCGGTCATTGACGGTGATCGTATAATTATCAAAAAGAACCTCACCGCCCCATCTGTTCAGGAAGGAGTTCTCCTCTTCTCCGCAGATTGCTTCGATCAGGTTCTTTGTCTGGTAATATGCTGTTGATATTATTTTGATATTAGATTTTCCACTGTACTTTTTATTTGGTGTGGTCATGATGTCCAGTGCCTGCTGCCCGTTTTTTTCCGTTGGACGTATATCCAACAGAAAACAATCATCAATCGCATCCATAAAAACCGGTTCCAGTTCTGCACTCACGCCAGCATCTGATTTTGCTTTCTTTTTGATCCGAAATAACTGTGTTCCATTGAATGACTCCAATTTTACGACTGCGTCCTCTTCTATCCACTTCCAACGTCCCTCTTCATCGATCGGGTGCTGAATCTCCGCTTTCCAACTTCCGTTTAGTATTGCTTTTACAGAAGCGCTCTCCGGAAGTAATGGCATATCACCGTTATGTTCATAATCCGTATTTCCTGGTTTATAAAGTTCTATCCTTATAAGCACCTCCAGTTCGGAATCACTTTCAGATCAAATCCTCTTGAGATATACACGGTATTCTCTCCCGGTAAAAGATGTAGTTCTGCATAATCTCCATACACAGATGTGTTCATCAATTTTCCATCTTTTCTGTATGCCATCAGCCTGTCTGTATCAATCACCAGATTCTGGCCAACATTCGCTTTCATTTGACTTCCGTTTACCTGCAGGATGCACTCACCTTCACCTGTGATCAAATAGACTGGTCTTGATCTGTCATATGGATTGTAAAACACCTCTTCGGGTGTATATTCTGCTTTTCCATCTGTTCGATATCGGTATCCTTCACACGTAAATTCTACCTCAAACTCTCCGACCTCTTTTACTTGCCGTTCTGCCGCATTGATCTTAGTATGTTTTACATGATAGAAGTACTCCAGTTCATCGCTTAAAATCAGTTCTGTATCATCTTTTCTCATAAGCCATCTTCTCGCAGTCCGAAATCGTTCCTGCCATCTTTGAGGATTTTCTGCAAATGTAAAAGGAACTGTGATTGTAATGTCGCTCACAGTTCCATCTTCTTTGAAT